CTTCACCGCATTGATAAGACTGCTTTGTATTTTTTCCTTCCTCTGCAGTGCCGCCATGACATCTTCATCGATGGTACCCTTTGCGATGAGGTGATGGATGACCACCGTATCGGTCTGACCCTGGCGGTGCAGTCTTGCATTGCACTGCTGATACAGTTCCAGCGACCAGGTAAGTCCGAACCATATCATGGTCGAGCCGCCAGCTTGGAGGTTCAGGCCGTGACCCGCCGATGCCGGATGGATAACTGCCACAGGAATACTGCCGCTGTTCCAATCACGGATATCTGCAGAGGTCTTTATCTCACGGACAGTAAACCGTTCTTTGATGCGGGCAAGGTCATGCTGAAACCAATAGGCGATCAGCACAGGTTTTCCATTGGCTGCTTCAATGAGGTCTTCCAGGGCATCCAGCTTTCGGTCATGGATTTGAAGAGCCTTCTTATCCTCATCGTATATACAGCCATTTGCCATCTGCAGGAGTTTGCCGGAAAGCACTGCTGCATTTGCGGCATCGATCTCCTCATCTTTTATCCTGGCAACCATATCCTCCCGGAAGCTGTTGTAGATTTCCCATTCCTTATCCGACAGGGAAACAGGCACCTCGTTGATGATGCATTCGGGAAGGGTCAGGTAATCCGCAGACTTCATGCTGATGGTCATATCGGAGATGCGGTCATAGATCATCTGCTCCGCACCATCCGCAGGCTTGTAGGTAAACACCCGCTCGGCACTGCGCTTGTCCGGTACGAAGTATGCCGCACGGTAATGAGTGATGTACCTTCCCAGTCTTTTTCCGCAGTCCAGGATTCTGAACTGTGCCCAGAGATCCATAAGACCGTTGCTGGACGGTGTTCCGGTCAGACCAACGATTCTTTTTACGAAAGGTCTGACCTTCAGAAGGCTTTTGAAGCGTTTTGACTGGTGGCTCTTGAAAGAAGAAAGCTCATCAATGACCACCATATCGTAGGTAAATGGAATGCCGCTCTTGGCAACAAGCCAGTCCACATTTTCTCTGTTGATGATATGAATATGAGTACGCTTCATCAGTGCCTCGATTCTTTCTTTTTCCGTACCGACAGCCACGCTGTATGTGAGACCTTTTAAGTGATCCCACTTGCCAATCTCCGCTGACCATGTATCTCTTGCAACACGGAGAGGTGCAATGACAAGTACCCGGCTGACCTCAAAGGAATCAAGGATTAGGTCGTTCAGTGCTGTAAGTGTAATAACGGTCTTGCCATTCAGCCTAAGCCCATATCAAGCAGGACTGCAGCTTCCTTGTGCGACTTGATAAAATCGATCGCATACTGCTGATAATCATGTGGTATGAACTTCACTGGGCATCACCTCCAATCTCTTTCAGTACGGTATCTATCTGTTCGATGCTGTCCACGCAGTATACTGAAAAGCCAAGCTTCTCCAGCTGTCTTTTTCGCCTTACCTGCAGTGGCCGCATTTTCCGTCCCGGCGCTTTCAGTTCTACAAAAGCGAATCTTGCCATAGGGAGCAGGACCAGTCGGTCAGGCACACCATCAAGTCCGGGACTTACAAACTTGGGCGCTAAACCTCCCATTTTCTTCACTGCCTCCACCAGCTTTCGCTCTACAAATTTTTCGTTCATGCCATTTCCTCCGTGACACAAGAACACACGGATGCACAACTCTCCCTTATATTTACTTACGCGCGTATATCACGGGTTACATATCCTATACCTTGTAAAAACGCATTCGTAATATAAGGGAAATAGTTGTGTCTGTGTCGCAGTCTTGTGTTTCTGCTTACGTGGTTTTTCGGTAGAGTCGCTGCCTGCCATAGATCGGCTGACGCTTGATTGACGTGGTTCGCTCCCAATTCGGAAGCTGTGCCATCAGTGCCGCAATGGCATAACTGTCCGTAGGCTTCAGCTCCTGGAGGGACTTACCATAGCATTCGCACCAGATCTCTGCATTAGATACCTCAGTACGCAGAACGGCACCTTTGTGTTCAGGCATACCGAACTCACTGCCCTGGAGGAAATTGCGTCTCTGGAACAAATCCATGTCCACCCAGTCATCCGGCAGCCTGGTATTGAGATACTCTTCGACCATGCCAAGACGCTCGTCCACCTCCATTGCAGACTGCTGTGCTTCCTCTGCAGCTTCCAGAAGATCACCTTCGAGGTACAGCTTTTCGCCGGACTTCCATATCTCCTTTGCCTCTGCCCAGAACTGTGCACGATACTCTGGTGTAAAGTCCCAGGTCTTTTTCTGTTTCTTCTGATGCAGCTTGATGATCCAGAAGCGGCGGTTGCCCGTAATGTCACGAAGGTAGCCTCTCTCGCCGTTGACCGTGGCGATGATGATGCACTGGCGTGGATGGGACTCCACCACCTTGCCGTAGGATGGTCTGTACTTGTCATCGCAAGTGGAAAGGAACGCTTTGACCTTTTCGATGTCGGCTTTCTTCATTCCGGCAAGCTCTCCGATCTCCACTGCCCAGAAGCCCTGCAGCTTTTCTGCACCGGACTTATCGTCCATATCGGTAAGGGACAGCGTTTCAGAGTAGTATTCCGATGTGACCAGGTCTTTTACGATGGTGGACTTGCCGATACCCTGATCGCCGTCAAGCACCGGGACACAGTCAAACTTGATGCCCGGAACATACACACGTGCAACTGCTGCCGCGAAGGTCTTTCTGGTGACAGCACGGACATACGGCGTATCGTCTGCCTGCAGATAACGGATAAAAAGATCTTCCACTCTCTCGATGCCATCCCATTCCGGCAGGCTGTCAAGGTAGTCACGGACCGGGTGGAAATGGCGGTCATCTGCCACTTTGGTAAACGCAACATCATGGTTACGGCTGGAGAACGGCAGATAACGGATGTCGATGATAGACTTCAGCTGTGCCGTGTCTGCATCGCGCCAGAACGCATTGCCTTCCGGACGCTCCCAAGGCAGCGGACCTGTGATCTGGATACGGTTCGCCAGTTCGTTGAATGCGAAGCTTGCAAAATCAGGGTCATTGTTCAGAATAAGATTCAGATTGTACACGCTGTTTTCCAGCTGACCTGACCTTGGCTGATACTTAAGCCTGGTCATCCAGTCTCCGTCAGTGGCATTGAAATCAGCCTCTGCCTGTGCCAGCTTTTCTTCCATAGCGATACGCTTGACCTCTTCGTTCTGCATGGCAAGCTCGCACATGGCGTTGAAGGATTTCTTCACGTCATCGTCACCAAACTTATGGATGCGGACGAGGTCAAAAGCATTGCACAGCTTGAGGTAAGCAGGGTCTTTGGCATGGTGGCTGTATACGAATTTGCCGCCCTCAATGATCTCCACGCCTGCCATACTGGAGGACTGGATATAATGCCAGCGGTTCTCGTTGTCGGTTGGCTCATACACATCTGAAAGGAATTTTTCGATGGCACGACCGATAGGGAAGAATGCACGGTTGAAGAAACCGACAGCACCTTCCTTATCAAGCGGATCCTGCACCTTTGCAGATGTCGTAGTATTTGCCCTGCTTTCCCTTGAAGAGGTAGGCAGTCTTGTAGGGTCCGTCCATTCCGGATGGGAAGCAAGCACCTCATCCGGATCAAGCCACTCCTTCTCTACATCCAGGAACACAAAGCTTCCGTTGGAAGGAGTGGACGGCCAGTACATCAGCTGATTCGGAAGATAGGAGCATTCATCAAAATAGTCGATGCCCAGCATCTGTGCCAGGTAGCGGCTGACTGCCACGAACTCTTCCGGGGTCACATCTCTTGTCAGCGGATACACCAGGCGGACTCTTGGATCGTCATCGGTGCTGCTGTGGGTGGTATAAAGCAGAGACGTATAAGGCGCATTGGCTTCATAATTTTCAAGGAACGCCTTGTCAATGCGGTCACCGTCCAGGGCAACCATGGAACGAAGCTCCACAGTGTCGACCTTTCTTCTGCCTCCTTTCAGCGCACCGGCAACAAAGCCGCCGTGGTCTTTCACGGCATCCCTCTTTGCCTTATTGAACTTGGCATACTCCTCCGCAGACTCAGGAGTACGGATGGTAACCTTCAGTCGTTCTTTCAGTTCATCGAATGTGATAGTCTTGTTGACCCAGGTCTTTGCCTGACGGTTATTGCCGTAGGCGATTGCCAAACTCCGCATTATCTGACCCTCCTTGCTCTCGGTGTTTCTCCGTGTTCAAAACGTGCCTGACGAGCCTGCTTTCTGGCACGGAAAACACGTCCGTTCACAAAATCCTTATATTTGTAGGTGCCGTACTCGGTGGTCAGCATCGGGATAAAATCCATGTCCTCACCGAAGCGATTAAAAAAGCTTCTCTCACGTCTGTCGTTATAAGCAAAAAGGTAAGGCTCATAAGTATCCGGGTGGAAACCGATAGTGACCTTGTTCTCATAGCTGCCGCCACCTCCATCATCAGTTTCCTGACAGAAGATATAGAGGTCATCGTCCATCGGATCTCCGAAACAGATAATGCCTGCCCAGGAATCCGTGCGGCTTCCGTTGCTGATCTTCGCCATGGCGATCTTTTCTTTTTCCGTACCTTTGACGCTCTTACGTTTCACCTCGAAATAGCACCTAAAATCAGGAAGATAGAAATCCGGCAAATAAAGCGAACCATCACTTAAGACGATGCCTTCCGGCTCATATTCGTATTCAATGCCCATTGCGTCAAAGAACACTGCCCATCTCGCTTCCAGTCTGGATCTGAAAAGATAACCGTTATATTCAGTCTGAATCGCCGTAAACTGTTCCATTACTCCTGTACCTCCTCATATCTGCTGTTGAAATAGCGCACAGTCTGTCGGCGCTTCTTTGCCTTCTCAATCTCAATACTCATACCGCGGGTGATCTTCTCACTCAGTACCCAAACCTCCTGGCACTTGCCCATGAGAACGATATCCATGAAAATGGCATCGTCACGCTCTGCCTTATTGCTATCATTCATAAAAGGGAACAGCAGGTGTGCCGTGAGCGGGATACAGCCGTGGCGGTATGCGTACTCTGCGAAATCCGCAGCCTTCTTTTTATTCGCTTCAATGTCCCCGGAAAAGGGTGAACAGATATAGACCAAAGGACGGAAGGCAGGTT